CACGACACATATCTGAAAGACTTGCATCCTCATCAACGGTAATTTCTGCCGTATAATGTGGGCAGTCCTCAAATGTATGAGAATAATAATGTTTAATAAAGGTACTACCTTTTTTTGTTTCAGTCATAATATTTCCTCGTTCTTCTTCAATTTTGAAATAGAAATCATCTACTTCTTTGGTGGTTTTAGGTTGTGTCATTTCACACTCCTTGAATTGGCCTGCCGTGCAGGATTCGAACCTGCGACCCACAGCTTAGAAGGCTGTTGCTCTATCCAGCTGAGCTAACGGCAGATTTGTACACAGTGAAAGAAGTAGCACATTTGGCTTTGTTCTTTTTGAATGTGTTTAACTTGATTTTAACACGCCGAATTTTTTTAGAATATTCTTCTACCTGGGGAAGGTATTGTAACGGCATATTGCGGAACGAATAAACAGAAAATAGATATTCTGTTGTGACTTTAAGTGCATAACGCTTGTCCACTTAAAAACTCCTATGATGTGTGAATTAAAAAACTTTTTTGAAACCTAATGTGAATGTTCGACCTGTTTGATTGTAACCATCTGGTCGTTCATAATCAACATCTGTAATATTACTAAACTTGCCATACATTGTCAAGTCTCCTTTGGTGTGATTGTAAGATAAATCTACAGTTGTTGTTGAGGGCATACTTTTAGTTGCGAATGTTTTGTTGTCAATGTCAAGGTGTTCACCATAATAGTTAACATCAACACCGAAATTATTGTAGGAAATATTTAGATTGTTCATCCATTTTGGCCTTCTAGTCAATTGGTTGCCATCGCCGTCTTCAGCAATAGTGAATGTCGTATTGTTCTGTAATATAACACTACCTAGTTCATATGTCAAGCCTAATTCAGCACCGTGTCTATTACTTTTTTTCGAATTGTTAATATATGTGTTGTTGCTATATTGCAACATATTATCAATGTCTGTAGTGAACAATGCTAAGTCCATAATTTGATTTCTGTAACCTATTTCATATGTAATAGATTTCTCAGGTGTTAGATTTGAATTACCTAAGAAACCATAATTGTCTTTACCATACATTTCATAAACAGTTGGTGCTTTGTAACCTGTAGATATACTTGCTCTGTAACCATCTTTTTCGGTTGCCAATCTATATGTTACTTGATTGTCGAATGTATTTGAATTGTCATATCGAACACCACTATGAATGAAGTAACCACTATCAGTAATATGGTCAACACTAGTAAACACACCGGCATTTGACCTACTCTTATCGACATTTGAAACATAACCTAAAATGGCAGTATCAAACTTAACATCTGTTAATTCAAGTTCAGAACCAATAGTATAAGAGGTAGACTTACTATTGTGTAATGTGTGACTAGCCAAAACGGTGTTGGTAGTGTTTTTATAATTGTCAATTGTTCCTGACTTATCATACTTTCTTTTGTGTGTTGCATTGTTTAGTGTTACCTCAGTATCTTTTGTTTTATATGAAACATAATTGTTATCAAACTTCCAAGTGCTTGTGTAATTAGATGTATCTGACATACCATCTAAATCTGATTTGTTTTCTGTATGTAATTTTTTAAAGTTGTAGAAACCATTTGATACTTGTAAATTGTAGTTTGCATTATTGTAACCATCTTTTTCATTACCGTCAACTACTGAAATACCATCACTTGTTTTCTTTTGTAATCTTAAATCAACAAGTGTACTATCAAACCATTGGCCTAATTTTAAAGTTGTTTGTTTTGTATCGTGTGTTCCATAAGATACATCAATACTATTCTCATCTGTAGGATAAGATATCATATTGATAACACCACCTATTGCGTTAGGACCATATACACTACTCATAGGACCTTTGATAACTTCTAAAGTATCATAACCCCAATGTTGGCTAATGTCATCTGTTCCTAAAGGCGTAGAGTTATCTTTAATGGAAATACCATTTAAAGTAATCAATGTGTGATTTGAATTTGTACCTCTTGTAAATAGGGAAGTCATTTGTCCGTCAGGACCGGATTGTACTAGATTGATTGAGGAAACTTTATCTAAATTGTCACCACTTACTACATCATACGAATATGTTTTAGACACCAAATCACTAGAATTTCGCAAGGCATATATTGTAAGTTCTAGTGGTTCTGCTTTAACAAAAGATGTAAGAAATAAAACTAATAAAGTAATCCGTAAGCTAAACACCACAACTCAAGGCCAACCATGTAAAGTAAATATGCCACTACAGGTGAGGCCGCCATTAACATTAAAATTTTTGAATTAATCATATGGTTATATATATCACATTTTATCAGTAATGGCAATGGCGGGAGTGAAGGGACTTGAACCCTCGGCCTCCTGCGTGACAGGCAGGCGCTCTAACCAACTGAGCTACACCCCCATATAAATGGTAAATGGTCGGAGTGGTAGGATTCGAACCTACGACCCTCTGGTCCCAAACCAGATGCGCTACCAGGCTGCGCTACACTCCGTTAGTTAAAAGAACCAACGATAAATTCCCCAAGCATCAATGAAGATGAAGAATCCATTTTGTATCATCATAGGTTTATCATTTAGTCGCCAGAATAACCAAGTCAAGGAAATATGACCAGCAAGGAAAACGAAAAAACCCCAGCGACTAAATTCTATGTTTGAAGAAAGTAAGGTAGCCGCCGATAAGAAACAGACGGTACCAAACCACTTCAAGTATTCTATTTGTACTTTACTCAAGCGGCAGCCTCCCAGCCTACCATAGCACAATTATATTTTGTGCCGTCAACAATTACATAATCACCTACAGATGTTGAACGGTGACCCCACTCAACGCCATCTTTTACAAGAAGTGGTTTTACAACTTCTACATTTTCTGAATAATCAGAATTGTCAAAGGTTTCTCCTTTAACTTCAAAAGTAGGTCCTTTTGACCAAGAGCCTTCAATGTTGTTAGTCTTGCGAAACACAACTTCAAGTGCTTCCATAACAGGAACATCATCAGCGATATTCACATTGGCGATATGAACATCTTGGTCGCCAAACGCATTGTGATAAACTTCATATTTTTTCATAATATAGTCCTTTTCAATTAAGACAGGTACAAAGGACCTGTCCAGTTAATAAGAAAATTGCCTTCAAGTACATTACCTCGAGCTTTGTTCAAAGCAGGCGCTTGCCATCCGGCAGGTTTCAAAATGTCACCAACTTTAAAACCTTTTGCTTCAGTTTTTGCAGTAAGTTTTTTAATGACAAAAGCGTGAACAGCATTTTCACGGATTACTTTGATGTAATTTTGTCCTTCTCGTACAGAACAATTTTTTTCAAAGTTCGCTAAAGTTTCATCATAATAACTTGAGCCTTCAGCACGGCCTTTTTCAGTCCATTTTGCATAGTCAAGTTTTGAACCTTCAATTAGATTTTGCACACCCTCTTCCAGAGTTTTTGCAGATTTTGTTACTTGTATTGTCATAGTGTTAGTCCTTTCATCAATTTATGTGTATATTATATCAAATCTGGAGCCAATGGCAACAGCTTTTTTCACTTTTTTACGAATTATTTTCACTTATTGCTAGAATTGTACCAACCATCATCATACAAAGGCCGATAAATGCATAAAAAAGCGTTTCGGATAGTGAATTTGCGTATTCCATACATTTTCCGTCACAATCACCGCCTGAACCGGCAGCTAAAATGATACCTGTTACGATTAAAATTGAAGAAATTAGTGTTTTCATAGTGTTTCCTTTCATTAATTAACTTATACACTTATCCTACACTATATAAATATGTCTGGCAAGCGCTTTTTTACAAAAAAAGCAAAAAAAACACAAAAAAATGATGATAAATTGTCGCAGCTTGAACATTTGTTCTATCTTTGTTCTACTTTTCTTAGTTTCCTGCTCAGGAATACGCCAAAATTGCGAAATTGCTCCAGATTTAGAGCAAATTGGTAAATCGGCGTTAGAGAACAAAGAAAATTTAGGTGAAACTGAGTTGAGAGCTGCCAAAGCACGCTGTAACTTTTAGCCTAAATAGTAAAAAGGGAGAATTTTATGTCAAACTGTAACAATTGTGGACATGATTGTCATTGTGGTGGTACTTGTATTCAAAACAACACAGATGGTGACGGAAATCAAGTTCAAATAGAGTGTTGTAAAAACTGTCGTTGTGCTGATGTTGAAAAATCAGAACAAGAAGCGGGGTTTAACGGCGCATAGAAAGGGTTTATGCCAAAAATGAGAAAGTTCCTATTTTGGAACGAAGCAGGCGAAGAACAAGAAAAAGAAGCGATTAGTTTGAAGAAAGCTGTAATGTCAGTTCAATCAAATTACAAAGATAATTTAATAAGTGTAGAGTATGTTAGTAAAAGGGGAAAGCAAGTTAGTCATTCTGTAAAAATACCAATGGGTCGAAAACTTAGACAATCAATGGAACAAGAGAAGAAAAGACTTGCTAAGAAAGCAAAATTAGAAGCATCGAGGATTTAAATGCCGGCAGTTTGTAGAGTGGGTGACAGTTTATCTACAGGACACATTTGTTCTAGTACAACAACGATAGCCGCACCGGCTACTGATGGTACTGTTAGTGCAAACGGTATTAATATGATTGTTGTAGGCGCACCAACAGTTTCACATCCTTTTCCACCAGCACCACCTTGTGCCCCACATGTGGCCAATCTTAATGCAGGTTCATCAACAGTTCGTATTAATGGTATTGCAATAGGTAGAATAGGCGATAGTGCAGACAGTGGTGCTATGACTTCCGGTTCTTCTACTGTTTTTGCTAATTAAGTTCAGAAAAACCTTATAAATATTACCGTTATGGCAATATATGACGCATCATCAACAAACAAGAGTAATCGAAATAGTCGAAGATATAGGGATATTGACCTAGATTTCGGCCGTAACGCTGTGACTAACGATATCGTAAAGGTTGAAGATGTTAATGCTGTAAAGAGAAGTGTTACAAATTTAGTACAGACAAATTTTTATGAACGACCTTTTCATCCAGAATTAGGTTGTGGTGTTAGAGATTTACTTTTTGAAAACTTTACACCTTTAACAGGTATATTTTTAAGAAGAAAAATTGAAGAGGTTTTAGTAAACTATGAACCGAGAATATCACTTGAACAAGTTGCAGTAGATGATGACCCCGATGGTAATAGATTGGTTGTTGATATATACTTTTATGTTCGTGGTGTACCAGACCCGGTTTCAGTTACAACATTTTTACAAAGGTTAAGATAATAAATGGCCAATCATAAGTTAAACATATCAGATTTAGATTTTGACCAAGTCAAAACAAATCTAAAAACATTTTTACAAAGTCAATCAGAATTCCAAGATTATAATTTTGAAGGTTCTGGTCTTTCTATTATGTTGGATGTTTTGGCCTACAATACACACTATCTGGCATTTTTGGCCAATATGTCAACAAACGAAATTTATTTAGATAGTGCTGATATTCGTAACAACATAGTTTCATTAGCAAAGATGATTGGTTACACACCATCATCTCCAAGAGCACCAAGAGCTGATGTTGACATTGTAGTTAATAATGCATCTGGTACCTCAATCACAATGAATAAA